TGCATCTGTATTTTTGAGATGCTCCATTGTCGCTTCTTCGTTCTCCCTATTGATCCAAGGGACAAAACAAATTTTCGTACCCTCAATAGTAACAGTACAAGTCTCATCGTAGACACGAATATTATCATAGTCACCTAGCAGCAGATCAGGAGAGTTAATAGCGTTTGTGTTTTTGTAATACACACAGTGGTTACCTAGAATGGTATGAACTGTGATACCCATATCTCTCAAACGATCAAAGTAACACGCACGAATTCTATTCCAGACATTGAAGTCAATGCCTTTACGGTTATCAAATGTGTCACCAAGGTCAATGATCTCTGTAATACCTTTCTTCTCTAGCGTAGGGAAGAACACATCATCATAGAACTTAAGGAAGTAATCCCAGAATGCTAAACTACCCTTACGACCATCTAGATGTTGATCAGTAATAAGTGCTATAGTCATCTGTTCATTTTTGTTTCAATATTTTCTTTGATACTACCCATGTCAGAGTAAGAAGCATTCATCCCTGCCATGTCACCATCATACGTATCAGTGTGCATGATCTCTTGGTGACCAGACTTCTCTAGAATCTTACTCTTGATCTCTAACTGACGCTTCTCTTTCTGAATGCGACGGAGGAAAGCATAGTAGATGATCTGGGTGAAGTAAGCAAACGGGTTAGAGGATTTCTCTGGGTCAAAGTTAAGAATGTATTGAATACAGTTTTCCACACCATCACAAATCATGTCCTCACGGAACATGTAGTTAACAAAGTTTGGTTTGTATGACAGGTGTGTAGCAATTTTAGAGAAACACTCACCTAGGTATTCATAGCATCTTCTAAATTTAACAGAAGTTCTTCTGTCTCTATGTCCACGATAGTATCTGATAGACTCCAAGTAGTTCTCATGTCCTAGACGTTTGCCGTCTAGAAAAAAGTCGCGCAGCAAGATTACAGCAGCAAGAAACTCTTTGTTGTTTACATAGTATTCCGTCTTGGGTCTAGTTCGTTTCATGGTGTATCGTTTGCTTATTCATAGTATACTCTATAAACATAGTTTTGTCAACCTTTGAACGTTTTCCACAGGGGGGCTTGACAAATACACTTAACACCTATATGATGACTCTGTTAAGGGTTCAGAAACACTCTAGCTTCTATTAAATAGATCTTCTAATTTCTTTTTCTGATCAGATACAGTACCTAGGTAACCCATTTCTTTTGATAGTTTATTCTCTGTAGAATCATTATCTGATTGATTTAAATGATTCTCATAGAATACTAGAATCTTTTTATCTAACTCTGATAGAGTTACTACTTGTTCCATTTTGATAACGTATAGTTCTTCATAAGAACTCATTACCCAGTCACTTAATGTGAATCCTTCTACTAGTCTACCATTTCTTTTTTGATTTGATCTAGTTACTAGTAAAGGTTTTTCCACAAGTAAACATTCTTCTTCAGTTAGATAACATACTTTAGCAATAAGTTCTTCATTCGATGTTAACTTTAACGTTGCATAAAATTCTTCTTCCATTCTTTACCTTAAGTCTATGTTTATAGTTTCGTACTTAAAGTTCTCTTCCTGATATATTGCTAGTCTTTCGTAAAGATGTTTTAAAGTATAATTTTCTCTACGTCCAGAGATATCATCAGCGATATCATATAGAGTAGCAATATCTTTTCCATCTCCTTTACGTAGAACTCTACCAATAGATTGTAGATTCCTGACTCTAGATTTGGAAGGAGAGGCAAATACGATGTTGTGTAATTTTTTAATGTTGATGCCTGTGGAAAACGTTCCGTAAGATGCTATGATGACAGCGTTAGATTCGCATTCTGTAATTGCTCTTACTTGTTCTCGGTCTTCAGTATCAGTACCACCGTGGACGAAGAATACTTTTCTTTCGTCACTAATGTAATTATTTATTAACTCGTACAAAGGGTCACCATGTTTTTCCACATAGTTAAACAAAACTAATGTATTGCCTTCTATGTCGTTAACAAGATTTTTGATTAGGTTATTTCGCTTCTCATGTGTTACAATGTAGTCCATCTCCTCATGATAATCAGCAAAGTATTTGTAATCATGCTTACATACTAAAATTTTGATACGTAGATTGGAGAGGAACCCTTTTTTGATAAGCGTATCCGTCTTCGTAACTTGTTCACATGCACCAAACAAACCTTCCAATACCCACTTATGAGTTTTACTACCATCGAGCGTACCCGTGAACCCAAAGCGATACTTTGCGTTGTGGAGTTTGGTGAGGATACCTGTGAGGGACTTCGCCTTAAATAGGTGTGCTTCATCTCCGATAACACAATCAATGTCATCAAAGTATCTTTTCGGAAACTTGTAGATTGACTGCCATGTTGAGATGACAACTGGTTTGTCAGTATTCTTATCTTTGCCTGAATATATGGTGTGACAGAACTCATCTGCATTCCATCCATAGTCTTTAAAATCCTTTATCATTTGTTCTACTAAAGATGTCGTAGGCACGATCAATAGAATCTTTTTATCTGCCGCTGTGTAGTAACGAACGATAGAATAAATCATAAGGGATTTGCCAGATCCTGTTGGTGATAAAAATAGACCTCTATTATTTTTAAGAGCTTTGTACACAGTCATGTACTGGTAGTCTCTAGGGTTATACTTGCAGATATGTTTCATGTAATCTGCAACAGCAGGAGGAGAAACAAAATTGTTTTCTACTTCTACTTCTCCATACCAGTCATTGTTCTCAAATTTAATACCATACTCTCTTTCCCTACACCACTCTTTTAAGTGAGGTAAAAGACCATGATACAGTTCACCTGTACCAGGAGAGTACAGATGAATCATGCCATCCCAGTATCTAAATCTGGGTTGCCTCTTTAGAAACTTTGCCTCTGGCAATTCAAAGGAAAAGTAGTCTGCTAATTCTTGATGAACATGAGGTTCTGATGCTATCTGTAGATAGACCTCATTCTTTTTCTTGACAACTAGATGTGACATTAGTTTCCATTAATAAATTTTTCCCATTCAATAGCACTCTTGATCTGGAACCCACGGTTAGAGATCTGTTTCATAACATGATCGAGAAAGTAAAGCATTTGATCAATGTACTTGACTTTTGCTTCTGTGTTAATAAGTTCATCATCTGACTCCAGATAGACTTTCATCTTCTCTGATGTTTTGATGTGAGTACCAAAAGGTTTTTCTGCATACGTTTTGGCATCTGCCTCACCGCCGTAGTATTCCCTTTTATCTCTCATGAGTTTTCTGTACTCAAACTCTAATGATGTTTTAATCTGACAAAGATCTGTGTAGTGGTTTAGATATTTGTTGTGTTGGAAAGGAATCTCCAATGCAAGACGTGCTAGATCTTCGGAGTATTGTTTGTTCTTAAATTGAAAATCAATTTGTGTATCTTTGTTCCACTCTTCTTTAATTTTTTCAAAGCGTTGATGTAAGGAGTTAAAATTCATAAAGGTGTCAAAGACATATCATTTAGTGTGTATTGAAAATACTTGAATGTAGCAGTAGCAGTAAAGAATTCTGTATCATTCAAAGATGCATCAAATGGTAGTTGTGTTAACGCAACAGGAATTAATTTTTCAAAATTAATTATAAATTGAGGATTAAAATTTGATGTGAGGATTGTTAGTTGGGCATCTGAATAACCTGAAGTTTCCCCTTCAAATGAACTAGCATTGCCATTGTCCCTAATCCAATTCCAAATTGAAGCGTAGTTCTTGAGATCCTCATCTACAATAAACCTCAACGACAAGTCTCCATATTCTACACCACCACCAGGTATAATGGGGATGCTTCTGAATGGTGTTGCCACTTGTGCAACTGGCATAGTTACATCAGGGATATTGGCAGACTGACAGAAAAAATCTACTCCATCAAATCTCTCCATTCGGAAAGTAAATCCTGTGGGAGTTAGGTAGTTTCTATTTTGAGGTAATTTTTTGTACCAATCAGCAGACATGTCAACTTCCCAAGCACTACTATTTAGCAGTCATTAAAGACTGTACCTACCTGGGATCCCAGTTCAGAACCTGCTTTCTGTCCTAGGAGCAATGCCCATCCACCTGCCAACCAACCCACGTAGGGGACGCTAGCAAGGGCAGGAACAGCAACACCAGCAGCGATAGCACTACCCGCCATTGCACCTTGTGACCGCGCTCCAGCGTCCGCCACGATACACGCGATGTCTTTTGCAGACTTTCCCTCGCCGTCTAATACAGCACCTCCTAGGTTGCGTGTACCGTCCATAGTGAACTGGTCTTTACGCCACTCGCGACGACTTTCAGTGCCGCCTCCAAAGAATCCTTTCTTATTGGTATCTGAAGATAGAGATTTTTGGGATTCTAAAATAGCAGGATCATTTGCTTTGTATTCAATTTCATATCCATCTTTGCCAGCTTTGATTCTGTAGGATGAATAGTCACCATGTGGTATATTAATTGTAGGAACCTGTGGAAGATCTGGTTCTTGTGGTCTGTTAATTACATAACCAAGTAAACCTAGATGTGCTAAAGCAAATGCAGATCCTAAAGCAAGAGCCATCATTTTGACTGGTGACTTGCTCGGTACTTGCTCGGCAACTTTCTCTATTTGTTTTGGTTTATTCTGTTCTTTCTGTGCTGCTGCTTGTTCTCTTTTTGCAGCTGCCTCATCTAGGGATGGCATAATAACCCCATGGTATAGTCTCTAATTATTTAGACAAAAAAAGACCCCCCTTGCGGGAGGTCTGAAAGGACAGTCGGGGCAACCTGCCCCGCAACATCCTGAATCACATGAGGTTGATAACCTGTGTTCTTCTGTAGTACATGTTAGCATTCGCAGAAAGCGTTTCGCCGTCAGGAGTACCGTTGTATGTACCATTAGTGGTAACGAATGGGTTGCTGACCATGCCGTAACGAGTCTTGAAACCAATTTTTGGTTGGAAGGTGTCAGGATCGATCGAGCGAACCATTTGTAGGGGAACGTAAGGACAGTAGAATAGTCCAGCGTCATAAGGTGATGTACCTTTGTATCCGATGACGTAGTAGTGCTTGTCGGAAAGGTTAGCAGCATAAGGATCAACGTAGACCTTAATGCGACCGTTGATAGTACCAACCGAAAGGTTGCCAGTATCATCAACTTCACCGATGGAAGGACCACCAGCACCAGTTAGACCAGAGGAGTAGTCAAGGACGCCTGCCATTGCTAGGGCACTTGCAACGTCTGCAGAACAGATGAGGAAGTTGCCTTTGCCACGACGAGTCTCTT